GTCGTTAGTCAATAGCTGCATCGTCTAAGCCGGCTGCTCTAAGCTTGGTAATATGCCCGATCATCCAGCCTTTCTGATCTATGCCTTTCAGTATGCCGAGAAATTTGTTGCGCACTAACGAAAATTCGTTTACAAGCAAAGCCATGTCTACTACTGCAACATCACCTTCGGCAAACTTGTCTGCATCGCGAGAACTCAATGCCTTGTTGTAATGCTCTAGGTACTTACGAAAAGTAGCAGTCTTTTTCTTTCTTAGTTCAATGTTCAAATGTTCTAAGATTGCTTCGAGCTCTTGCAGTTGTCCGTACCTGTGTTCAACTATACCAGGTAGTTCCGAACCGTGTCGCTCTATAGATTTGCCACGTAAAGTTAATTCTTTCTTGGCATCAAGATATTCTGCCTCGAAATAATCAATGCAATCGGGTAGATTGCCTAGGTCTTTACATACTTTTCTGTACCATATACTCATTCTGCGTCAAGTCTCTTTAATGCGTTAGAAATTGCCTTAACAAACATAACTGAGCGTCTGTGCGTGCTAGGTACACGATTTCTCAGCATGAGCATTTTTCTTGGTATTTCTAAATGCTCCATTAGCTCGTTATGTAGCTTAGTTAAGTTTACTGGTTGTGCAATCCAATTGATCGTTTCACGATCGTCGATAACCATTTGCGCAAGCTCACCGTCTACAATCTCCCGAGCTTGCTTAACGTCCTTGTTGCCAATTGCAACAAACAAACGGTCTATAACTTCTTCAGTTTTACTCATACTCGTCCTCACCGGAATCAAGTTCAATTTCGTAGTAAGACACAAGTGCATCTTTTAGAACCGGATCTTCGATTGTGAGTACAGCATGTTCGCTGATGTCGAGCAACCCATTTTCGTCAAGTGACGAAACAAATGTATCAGCTGCATTGAGTACGTCATTTTTATTAATGAACGGTTTCATGCGTAGCCAAACATCAAGTAAGGTTTCTTCGGTCATTTTTAATCTCCAAAATAATGCGCCCGAAGGCGCATAATAAACTTACGCTTCGCTTTCGTCTAACTCGGCATCTTCAACTTCAACATCAAGATCGCTGATCTCAAACTCGTTCATGATGCGGTCGAAAAACTCTGGCCCCATGTTTTTGCGGAACTCGATAAATTCTTCGCCTGTTTCTTTAGAAATGTAGCGGTAACGGTTACCTTGCTTTTGCAAAATACCCGAACCTTCAAACAAATCAAACAAGCCCGAATACGGATCCATGCCGTGTTCATACGGAATGTACACATCAACCTTTTCAAACGGTTTTGCGTAACGAGACTTCATTATTTTACACGAAGCTTTAATACCACGTACATCAGTAACTTTCTTACCGTGTTCATCTTCTTTAAGCTTTTTCTTCTTCATTGCTACAACAATCGAAGATGCGTAAATAAAGCCTTGCCCTCCTGACACTTTATCGTCTGGATCAAACATGTCTTGCGATGCATACGTGTGATTAGTTGCAACTAGCCCAACATCATAAGGTGCAATCAAGTTAACTGTGTTACGTACTAAAGCAGTTAGTGCCTTAGCTTTACGACCCATATCACCTTTCATGTCGCCTGATTCAAACTGATTAACATCAGTCGGTGTTAGCAACATACCGAGCGAATCGATAATAAACAGTACTTTAGGTGCATCTTCCATTGTCTCGTCGTAGTCAGCTTTATACGCTTTCATGAACTCAGAAATTGTTTTACCGACATCGTCTATCATTGCTGCACCAATCTTAAGAAGTTTGTCTTCCGAAGTGTCAACACCGATTGCTTGTAGCCAATCTTCGTCTAATGCATTTTCTGTGTCAATAAGGACTACAAATATGCCTTGTTCTTGTGCGTTACGTGCTAAGTTACCTGAGCAAATATAACTCTTCCCAGAGCCCGATTCGCCTGCAAATACTGTAACTTTACCAAGCGGAACACCGCGATTAAAGTCATTTGACAACAAATAGTTTAAGCAATAGTTGCCAGTGCTTACCCAGACTGACGGATCATTAAAACCAGTGTGAACACCAGTAATTGATTTAGTCAAGGATTTTCGAAACTTTGATGGATCAAAGTGTTTGGTCATAAGGATACTCCAATGTGTATATGCCCGGAATTAACCGGGCATACTGTGTTTATCGTCTACTGCGGATTTTTGCTAGAATGTCTTCTGCGCTTGATGAGCCACCTGATGAAGCTGCTGCTTCTGGCTTGGCTTCTGGCTCTGGCGTCGGATCAGGTTTAAAAGGAGGCTTATCGTCTTCTTCTGCCTGTTTGCTTTCCGCTTGTGGAGCAGGTTTGCTTTCAGCTTGTGGTGCCGGTTTCGATGCAGTCGGACCTGAGTATTCAAAGCCCCATGGACGGTAGTATTTTGCCCACTGTGCTGGATCGTACAATTCACCATTAACTGATGCTTCAAACATCTCGTAAATCGCACCAAGTGCTTCCGGAGAAGGCTTATCTGGTAACCATTCGCTAAGATCTTTAAGACCGTGTTCTTTGGTTGCATCAAGCTGTTCGTCAGTTAATGCAGTTTCGCGTCTAGCCCATTTCGATGTGCTGTAATCAGCATATTGCCCTTTCTGTGTCTTTGTGATTGTGAAATCAAGACCATTGTAATAGTCTGTTGGCATTGCATCAAGCTCTGGGTCTAGCAGTGAGCTTTTGATCAGTGTAAATATTTGTGGACCGATCACAAACTTACGAATCGGATTTTCTGGTGCATCCTTTTCGTCAAAGTCGCTGTCTTGCACAAAGCCTTGGAAAATATAGCTACGCTTTTTCCAATACTGTGAAGCTGTTGACTTCAAGCTTTCGTCGTTCCACCATGGACGTACTTCTGCAAGAACTGGGCAGCTCTCACCGTACATTTCCATACATGGTACCTGAATGATTACTTCTTTATTTTCATCATCGCCTTTAATGCCAGGGAAACGTAACTTGATAACCTGCTTTTCGACCCAGAAGAAAGTGTTTTCTTCATTACCGTCTGGTAAGAATCGAATTTTAGCTGATGTATCGTTGTCTAAGTTCCAAAATGGAAATGTTTCGCCTGATGCAGATGGGGCTTGTTTGCGGGTATCCGCAGCTTGTAATTTCTTGCGGATTTCGTCAAGTTTAGATGTCATGTTTTTAAATTCCTTTTTAATATCCTAAACGCTGTCCATTTGTTATGTTAGCCGTACTTGTTCGCGTTACTTCGTTCCAGCTAGTTTGTGTAAGTGTAAGGGCTAGTTGCCTAGCCCTTTTTATAGTGTTCAAGCATTATACTTAAACCTATTCTGGTTGTCAACCGATTTTATAATCTTGTGTATTTCTCCATTGACAATTCAAATTCTGTTGCTTCTCGAAGATCTTCTGAAACTGTTTGTTCAGTTTTAACAGCAAGATTTTCTAGTACATTACTTATCACTTCGCGCTCGAAAGCGTTTATTTCTTGACCTTCTTGCATGCGCTTCGAAACTTTCGAAACATATGATGAAAGTGCTTCATTTTCAGAAATAAGCGAAGCAACTGCACTTAGGCGATAACCTAGGCGTGCTTCAGCTGATTCAAAGCTTAACATCTTCTCTTCGGTTAAGTCAAGATTTCCATCTAGCCAAACTTGAGATTGTGAGCTTTCTTCAACT